TGGGTGTACCTATGGCAGTGAAGCTCATCAAGAAAAGCGCCTATCCGCCGTATGTCACGAAACGGTTGGATCCAATGCGCCCCCGCTATTCGAACGCGGTGAAGTCGATTGACGCTTTCGCACGTAGTCAGGAGGAGTTTGAAGTGTTGGTGACGCACCTGGAGGATGCGTGCAAGGAAGCGCGGGAGCACAATTTGAGCCGGCTTCCGAATTTGATCCGCTTGAAGTAATCGTCTTGACGCTATGAATACACGCAACCCGGCATTCGGTGATTGGAGCGCATTCGACGACGGCTGCATACATTTAGTCGCGGGTCGTGGTTTGTTGGAACGGGTTGACCGCGAGAGTTTGAGTGATGTTTGGGGAGGGGGAGTCATTTGCACTTGGCGCGAGCCGGGAGGCTTTCGAGGCTTTGCGACCGACCGCATTACGCATGCTGCCATGAATGCCTATGCTCGCAATTCACCCTACCGGCCCAAAATTCGGCGACTACCCCGTCTTGACGCTTGAGCCTGAGCGCGCGTAGCGTCAGCTCCCCTTTGATCTGACTTGGAAGTAGACCGGACCACCTTGCGAGACGGAACCGGTCTCTCCCAATACACAGGACGACCGCATTGAAGAAAATAACGGACGAACGCCTCCACCGTCAAGCACCTCCAGATGAGAGCAGCGACCCGACACGCAAAATTCATAAAGTCAACGGGAACGGGTCCGCAGGACCGATCTTAAGCAGCCCTGCGGTTCGTGCCGCGCTGCGTGTCGCCTTGCAGTATCCGGTGTTTCCGTGTGACGGGGTGACCAAGGAACCCCTGGTCAAGCGGGGGTTCTATGCTGCGACCCAGGACGCGGCGCAGATCGCCAAGTGGTGGCAGAGCTACCCCCAAGCGCTGATCGGGGTTCCTACGGGTCCTGCGTCGGGCCTATTGGCGATTGACTGCGACCCCAAGAGTGGCGACTGGTACGCGCGGCACAAGGATCGTCTGGGGGAGTACCGGCTGCACCAGACGCGTCGCGGCAAGCACTTGCTGTACCAGCATGTGGAGGGGGTCGGTAACAGCACTTCCCGGGTGTCCGAGGGGGTCGATGTGCGAGGTGAGGGCGGCTATGTCATCTGGTGGGCCGCACACGGGGGTGAGGCGTTCGGAACTCCTGGCAATGCCCCGGAGTGGCTGCTTAAACGGGTTAAGTCAAGCAGCGCTCGAAAATCGAACGGCGCCAATGGACACGACACTTCAGGGGTGTTCGAGGATGTGCCTGACGGTCAACGGGGTGATTGGCTCTCAGCACGGGCCTACTCGCTGGCGAAGAGTGGCTGGAGCGAGGCAAAGATTCTGCAGATGTTGCATGCGCTTTCGCAACAACATTGCAAACCCCCCAAGACTGAAAAAGAGCTGCTGCGTATCGTCCGCGGTAAACGCAAGTTTATTGCAGGAGAGTTATCCGCAGTTGTCATGAAGATGTCTGAGATTGAGGAGGAGGCAGTTGACTGGTTATGGAAAGGCTTCCTGGCGCGCAACAAGGTGCACATCATTGCGGGCGCGGGAGCTACGATGAAATCAACGCTGACGCTTTCAATGGCTGCAACTATAACTCGTGGCGGCAAATGGCCGGACGGCACGAAATGTCCGCGGGGCAATGTGATTCTGTGGACGGGTGAGGATGATCTGGGCGATACGGTCAAACCACGCTTTCGCTGGTCAGGCGGAGATCAGGAGCGCTGTACGGTGTTGGTGGGGGTGAAGGAAGATGAAACCGAGCGCGCATTTGATCCGGCGCAGGATATGGGGTTGCTGGAGCGGGTATGCGAAGAGTTAGGAGAAGTATCCCTCATTATCGTTGACCCAATTGTCGTCATCGTCGAGAAAGATAACAACCACGTGAATGACGTCAGGCGCGCATTGTTGCCCTTACAACGGTTAGCCAAGAAGTACCACTGTGTTGTGTTGGGCATCCAGCATTTTAACAAAGGCAGCAAAGGCAAGGACCCGGTGGAGCGCATCACGGGTAGTGGTGGCTGGTCTCAAGCGCCGCGCATCGTGCTGGCGACTGCCCCGATTGTGGATGGTGAAGGGCGCGATCCGACCAAGTACGTATTTACTTGCATCAAGACATTCGCGAAGAAGCAGAAAGGCGGGTACGAATACGGGTTTGAGGAGGAACCCAACACGGAGATTGCACGGACCGCATGGGGGAGATACCTGGACGGCACGGGGTTGCACATCATTTCGGAAGCGGAAGGCAACGGGGATGGGGAGTCAAAGCTGGGGATTGCCAAACAGTTCCTGCGCAGGTTGTTGGAGAAGGGCTCGGTGAACGTGTGGGAAGTTCGCAAGCAGGCGGAGGAAGCGCAGGTTGCCGGAATAACGCTAAAGCGGGCAAAGGAAGAATTGAAAATAGAATCCATGCGTGTCGGGAAAAATGCTTTTCGTTGGCGGCTGCCTGAAAAGGGTGACTAAAGTACGAAAAATCAAGGTTTCTCTATATACACTCAGATATGATCCTTTGAAGGGTTTTATGCTTGTTTTACCGATATTTGAGAGTGGATCATAGGATGATCTCTTGATGATCCTTTGAAGACTATTAACGATATACAGAGGATCATCAAAGGATCATATGATGATCTTCTTTAAACTACTTAATATATAGAGTATAAGTGTTCAAAGGATCATTTTCAGAGAGTATACGCGAGGCCAGCCCCATGACTGTGAAAAAGAGACCCCTCGGAATAGCCGGTGCAATGCGCGAAGTACAGAGAATGTTGGCGCAGATTCTGGAAGGCGAACCACTGCGCATTCGACAGAGAGACGATTTAGTTACCGGGGTAGCCCGTATTGAGTACTTAGTTGAGCAACGGATGGGTCGCTTGTACTTACCGGACGGCTACAGCGTCAACATGAGTGGCGCTATCCGGTTATTCACCGACATAGACCCGGAGGTAAAACGCGTCGAAGTATTCTCCGGCACACTTCCCGAAGGCGTTTATAAAATCGTCGCTGGAGAGTGGGAATATTTCAAACCGGATAGACTTGAGTTAGAAGGCTAGCTGGTAATTTAACTAACACAAATAGGACGAAACCAACATGAAGAAGACCCCTAAGCCGTTGCCAAGACAAATGCGCCCGATACCGATCAGCGCGGCACGGGAGATCGCGGACAAGTACGGTTACGATCAGGTCATCGTGATTGCGCGTCGGGTAGGGGAAGCGCCCGAGCCGCATGGCGAGCACGTGACGACGTACGGAATAGATGCGGCTCATTGCAAGGTCGCGGCTGATTGCGGCAATTTCATCAAGCTCCGCATCATGCAGTGGCCGCAGGAGCAATCAACATGACTGACATACTGCTGATGGTGATTGTCTGCACCCTGCTGTTTGGTGCAGCAGCCGTGCGCACCGCGCTGGCTTATCTGGCCGGACTTGTGGCGGGACTCGTAATCGTCGGTGCTATCGTGTGGGGACTGCTGCACATCCCCGCACCCGCTTGGGGAGTAATCGGCAGCGTGACGATGTTCGCGATTGTGCTGGTCTCGATTGTGGGGATGCTGCGCAGCATTGCGCTAGCGATGGAGCGCAAATGAGCAGTACTAAAAACCCGATGCAACCTGTCGTGCGGGATGCGCACGGTGTAGTGCGTTTCAAAGAAAATTCCATCGTGCGGTTTTTGTTGGATTCAGGGCCGGTTGATCTGAATTGGTTAGCCGCGATCGGCATGCAGTTCACTCAGGAAGACTGGCAGCAGTTTTATCAACTCATCGGTTACTCGGTGAGTGGCTATGGAGACTTGTTCGAAGTGTCTGCCGAGTCGATCGCACAGGCGAATGCGGCGGCTGAGGCGCTGCGCAAATGATGGATACCAACATGCTGGAGGACCTACGACAACGCGCAATGCGGATTCGCCAAGACCGCTTTGGCGATCAGTTCGCAGCAGATGCGTTGAATGCGGCAGCGGATGAGCTCGAGAAACTCCGAGGAGCGCTGTTGGCTATGGCTCAGGCGTGGAGCCGCGAGAGTGGGATTGCCTGGACGACGATCGTCAGCCACTATGGCGTGAGCGTGGCGGAACTGCGCTTGCGGTCGTAAGCGGTCATAACCGGGCGTTGCGCAACGCGGCTTGAATCCTCAATCGTACAGTGGTACCCTCGGGCGGTTTTCGGGTAGGCTTAGCCTATGCCAGCACGCAAAATCAAGAAGCTCAAGCGAGGTGCCCGCCGTGTAAAGCTCACCAAATCGTCTACGAAGGCCTCAGAGCCGCGATCGACCCCGGACCCCTACCCTGACACTGATGCGCCTCGATTCCGCCCCACCGTGCCTTCTGCGGCGCTCCTGGAGGCGATCTGTGAGCGCATCGCTAATGGGCAGACCACTTCCGAAGTCGTCCGTGATGAGACCATGCCGACCTGGAACACGCTGTACAAATGGCGTGAGCAGGACGAGGACTTCAACCGGGCCTACACCATCGCGCGCCAGAGCTGCTGCGAGAAGTGGGCGGATGAGATCATCGAGATTGCGGACGATTCGAGCAACGATTACGTCGAGCGCGTGTTGAAGAACGGCGGCACGCAGAAGGTCTGGTCCCGCGAGAACTTCGAGCGCAGCCGCTTGCGGGTAGACTCGCGCAAGTGGACCGCGAGCAAAGTGCTCCGGCACGTGTATGGTGAGAAGTCGGAAGTGGATTTGCGCACGCCCGATGGGGTGAGTATCGATGTGACGACCCGCAACGCGCTGATCGATTCAATCGTAAAGTTGGTACAGCCGAAGGCCGACCCGCAGAGTGACCCGCATTCACACGAGGACGAACCGAGATCGCGATGAGAAAAATAATGCATTGGCGCGCTATTGTTGGTTGGGAAGGAATCTACCAAGTATCTTCGTGCGGTAAAGTGCGCAGCTTGATTTAGCCAGGGTTTACGGGGTAACTCAGTCCGCTATTAGCTATGCATGTATTAAAGGCTGGACCCATGTTGGAGCGTGAACCGTGAACGCTAACGATATTCTGGAGCCGCATGAGCGGTTGATATGGATACGTGGGAAGGCGAGGGCGGGCGATGAGAGCCCCGTGTAAAATCACGTTGCGCATTACCGCGGGAATCCTGTTCGTGGCCTACGTCTACGTCATGTTTGAGTGGTCCACAGCATGAATGAGCTACACCAGTTGCTCAGTGACTGCCGCCAGAAGCTGCAGCTCTATCGCGATCAGCACGGCGGCGAGTACATCGGCGGGGTGGAATTCACCGCATTGCGCGCTCGGATCGATGCCGCGCTCGCCAAGCCGTTGCACTGTGCGACCTGTCAATGCAACAAGCTCGATGAGCCCGTGCCCGCCCCAGGGAATCCACTGTCACGCAGTTGGCATGATAACTCTGAGCACGAGGCGCCGAAGAAGTGAGTCACCGCACAGGCAACACTAAGGAGTTCGATAAACGCTTCCGCGCTGCGCGTGCCCGCAAGAAGCTGGCGAAAGTCCAACGCAGGAAGAACCGCAAATGACTCCGGTACTTCGCTCACAGGAGGAGTGCGTAGAACACGTCCGTGGGTGCATCTACAAAATGCCTGCGCGGTTGCGCAAACGGTGGAAAGCGGTTTGGGAGCATCTGTACGTATGAACCCGTTTGACACTACTCACGTACCCGACGATCCGTATGCGACAGTTGGCGCGGTGTACTCGAAAGCGTTGGAGCGCAGTCGCCGCAATACGCTGGAAGCATTGGAAACGCACATAGTCGATGGCTGGACGCCTGAGCAACATCGTCACTGGGTCGAAACGGGTGAGGAGCCAACACGTTTATGATCGCGTGGCGCTTGTGCGTCGGTAAAGTCACTATTTACTGGGACAGCGGTTGGTTTCGCCCGTGGGTGGGGTGCATGGTCTCTAAGTACGGCTGGCGCAATGCGCTAGTGTGGGTTTACCGTTTGCATATTGGTTGGGAGCTACAATGATCGGCGCCGGCTACCGGATCATAGAGAGTACGGCTGCGTGCACTTATGAGCGCAACCGCAGGTATGCGAAACGTCGCGCGAAGTCACCGCGGCATTGGGCGCGCATGGACAAGAAGTACGCTAAGCGCTATGGCGCGCACGCAGTACCCGCAGCGTACATACTGAACGGCGATACCCTCATCATGCACCCAGTGTTGGCGCACGAGCATCGACTGGCTATTCGACAAGCACAGAACTCTGTACAAAACCCGCAGTTGGGTAACCTTATCTTAGGGGATTTTTAATGATCGGCATTTTCTACGACACGGAAACGACGGGACTGCCGCTGTTTCATGAGCCATCCGAAGACCCGCGCCAGCCGCACCTTGTGCAGTTGGCCGCGCTCCAGGTGGATTTGGACACGCGCGAGATCCTGGCGAGTCTCGATTTTATTGTGCGTCCGGACGGGTGGGACATTCCCGATGACGTTGCCGCGATTCACGGGATTACGACCGAGGATGCGCAGTGGGTAGGCGTGCCTGAGGCTCACGTGTTGGCCGCGTTTATTGACTTGTACACTGCCGCACCTAATCTCACTCAGCGCATCGCGCATAACGAGCCGTTCGATGCGCGCATCATTCGCATTGCGCTCAAGCGTTACGCGGGCATCTTGGACCCGGATGTGTGGAAAGCCGCTCCTGCGGAGTGCACGCAACGTCTGGCAACTCCGATCTTGAAGCTACCCCCCAGCGAGCGGATGCGCAGCGCGGGGAGGTATCACTACAAGAGCCCGAATCTGGCAGAGGCGTACGAACACTTCACCGGCCAACATTTGGAAGGCGCGCACAACGCTATGGTGGACGTGAAAGCGTGCATGGCCGTGTACTTCGCGATCAAAGACTTCAGCAAACTTGCCGCGGCTGCGAAAGCGCCTCCGGTGGGTAACGCGCACGTGGCTTCAGGCTGTGAGCAGTTCCCCAGCAAACCGGCAACTCCGGATGCCCCTGCTGCGTCAACTCCCACGATCGGCGGCTTGGGGATTATCCGCTGATGGTCAGTTCCGGGTACGAGCAGGAGGAGCAGCGGCGCAAGCTTGCAGGTATTCCCACCTTGCGCTGGTACCGCTGCAATACGTGCAATGCGGAGTACTCCATGCAGGATGGGGTGCGCGCATGGCATGGTTGTGCTAATGCGAACTGTGCGCATTCCAACATTCATGTGATTAGCGATTTGGACGGCGAGCAGCCGCGGCAGTTGGAATGAAAAAGAAACCTATTCTATGTCTCGACTTCGACGGCGTTCTGCACAGCTATACGAGCGGTTGGAAAGGCGCGAGAAACATCCCTGATCCGCCAGTGGCGGGTGCGATGACCTTTCTGGAGGATGCATTGTTGGCCGGTTGGGACGTCGTGATTCACAGCTCGCGTGCACGCTACTTCGGTGGGATTACGGCAATGCGTAGTTGGTTACGGCACCACGCGGGCAATAGTTGGGACACGATGGGGGTAGCGATATCCGAGGTGCGCTTTACCCGCTGGAAGCCTTCGGCACTGGTGACGATAGATGACCGAGCCATCACATTCACAGGGCAATGGCCGTTGCTTGCGGACTTGCGCGCATTCAAACCTTGGAATAAGAAACTCGGAGTGTATGGGCAATGACTATTATCGTTACTGATTCGGATTTGCCCGCAGGCACTTACCAACTGGTTCCGGTGCTGCAGCCACCGCCACCGCCGCCACCCGTATTCAAACACGTCTATTTCTCCGGGCACCACACGCAGTCGAATCAAGTGGACGGCACGGGGGCGCTCAACAATGCGGAGATCGCGCTCATCGCACAGGCGATCGCCGCAGGCTGTCCGATCGCAGGACACGCGTTCATTTACACGTGGCGCAATCTGGAGCCGACTGATAACGGGTATAACTTCCTCAATACCGTAGTCGCCGATTGCAACGCGTTTTGGGCGAAGTGTCCGACGCTGCCGGTCTCCATCATGATTTGGGGATGTAGCTTCAGCGGCACGACACCGCAGCAGCGCGGTACGCCAGACTATATTCTCAACACGGGGATGTACGGTGCGGGGTATGTGGGGGCGGTTAATTACGGTTCCTGGCCCTTCTCGTACAACCCACCGACGTTGTGCGGCGGTACCGCGGCGTTGTGGCGCAGTGCGGTTTCAGATCGTTACAACGCGTTATGGCAGGCACTGGCGGCACAACCTACCAATCGACCCGGCGCACTTACCGGGGAAACCTTCGGCACGTGTCCGCTGTTCCAGTGTCCGTTTTCCGGAGAATCCTCGCTCTCTTTGGCTTCAGGCAGCGACTATAACGATGTAGGTTTGATCGCGGCGATTGAGGCGTGGACCAGCACGGTTGCGGAAAGCTTTCCGACCGCTATCCCTGCGCCCATGTTGAATTACTTGAACAAGCAGGCGAATGTCGCCTCGCTGTTGACTGACGTTCTGGCAGCCGGAGCTGCGCGCTGCGGGCCGGATTGTTATTACTCCAGCAATAACAACTTGTCGCCGCACACTGACTGGTTCATGGCAGAGTTCACTGGACTACAGTGGTCCGGCACGCTCAACCAGTGGGTCGCGGGCGGCAAGGATCTACGCGGCCAATACGTTTCGATCGGCTCAGTGCAGCAGGAGACGATTGCGAAATACGCAAGCTTCTCGACTCCGCAAACCTCCCTCAATGCGATCAATGCACTGGGCTGTCAGCTCGCTTTTTGGGTTATCCTCTCCGGTGGCGCGTATGACTTTGCGAGTAAGCTGGCGCCATTCCTGAAAGCCAACCCCTTAACCAACACGGCGCGCCCGGCCGCGCTCACCTGAAGGAATTCCCCGATGACAACGCCTGAGACTCTCGTTCTGCCTTTGAACCTCACCCTGGACTCAGCTCAAGTGGGCGCACTTGCTGCTATCCTCGCGCCGGCAGTCGCAACGCTTTTGATGGTTCCCGCACAGCCACAGCCGACCCCGCAGCCGACTCAGCCGCAGCCTGCCCCAGTCACCGGCTCTGACGCGCCTACGGCCGTCGTGGCGACGGCGCAGCCGTATACCGCCATGGTGGCCTTCACCGCAGGTCCAGTGCCTGCTGGCAAGACGCTGAAGGGCTTTACCGCCGTGTCCACCACACAAGGCTGGATTCAGGGTAGTGCGCCTGCATCCCCGATCTTGGTCAGCGGCGGCAACCCCGGGTGGGGCGGCAGTCCCAACGAGTTCACGGTCGTTGCCAATTACACGGACGGCACCAGTGGTGCGGTTTCTGCGCCGTCGAATGGCGTGACCCCCACGGGCGGCACGGGCAACGCCACCTCGCCCAACATTCTCATGGATGGGGTGTTCTACGGCATGGGCGATTACGCCTATGGGCAGAACTCAGTCCAGTACGGCAATGCGGACGGCGGCATTACTTTCAACTCTGCCAGCCAAGGGGGCAATCAGTGGTGGTTCCCGAACTCGTCCTATGACGTCAGTGAGTACACTACGCTCAACCTGGATTTGGCCGGCCCTGAAGGTGAAAGCTGGGTAATCTTCATCGAACAGGCGGGCGATGGCGGACTGCCGGGTGAGCCTGCGGCGGGCTACGTGATCGAACAGCCTGCGGGCACCCAGCCCAACACGTACTTCACGGCACAGGTGCCTCTGAAGGCGCTCAACATCGGCAAGGGCACTCCCAACGGCACGATCTACAAAGTGCAGTGCCACGGCACGCTGTCCGGCAGCGTGACCGAAAAGCGCAAGCAGATTTACTTTAGTTAACTCACAGGAACATTCACATGGACGAGGACGGCGTAGCGCTCTTTGCCGCAGCTCACCCGCGAGCTGCGTGGTACCAACGTTTGTGGACGTGGCTGCGCCGTCCTTATCTTTCGCCTGACAGTCTGGAAACGGTAGAGATTGAGGTTCGTGAGCCGCCACGCGGCGGGTTGTTGAATGCAGCTTTTTTTGGGAGAAACCCCGTGAGCAACGAAGACATCGAGAAAGAGATTATCGCTAAAGGTTTGACCGCACCGCGTGTGACGCCGCAGATGATCGAAGATGCCATTGCCGCGGAGTACGTGTTCACGGCCGACAAAGCGACCCAGGGCTGCCCACAGATGCCTTCTCTGGCGCTGCTGACAATCTGCGTGCTGGTGCTGAAGAACGGTTTTACAGTGACCGGAGAGAGCGCTTGCGCGAGCCCGGAGAACTTCGATGCTGATTTGGGCGCGAAGATCGCGCGCCAGCATGCGAAGGACAAGGTTTGGATGTTGGAGGGGTATCTGCTCAAGGAGCGGCTGCACCGCGACGCGATTAACCGCTCTAGCGACGGCGGGGACTTTGGAGACTCATGATGAGCTTCGAAGGTACTGAAATGCGGGTTGATATCGCAGCACTTCTCGATCGCCTGCGGTTCGAGCGTGATTGGGCGCATTGCGATCCGCCTATCGGTCCAGAGGAGCTGTACGCGATGGTGACGCAGCTCTGCGCGTTTCGGGCGCTGCCGCGTCACGCAGGTAGTTGCTCCAATCAGAATGTGTTAGACCCCATCGGCGCTTGGCGTGGGGTGACAAAGTGCGGGTGTCGTCGTGAAGCGTAGGCGTAGTCATTTGGGCAACAAGACCACGCGGCGGGCGTTGATTCGATTGCGGCACGCGTTGGCGGCGGAGAAGTTCTCGCGTTGGCTAGAGCGCTCATACCGGTACGGTCTTCAACGCGAGGCGCATAAGGTGTGGCCGCGTGAGTGGCAACGGTGGCATGCGTTGGGGTGTCCGTGAAGCGTAAGTTGAAAGTAGAGACGGTTCGCTGCGAAGGATGGGCGCTGTACCAGTATCCGGACGAAGTGACCCCGATCGGGTTTACTCCTCCGGCTTACCGGCTGACGTGTCCCAGCGGCGCTACGAGCCGCACAGTGAGTGCGGACAAGCTGACTGACGCATTGGATCGACTGTTCGAGGAGTGCGCATGAACGTGCGCGAACTACCCTTTCAAGGGGAGACGTTCAAACCGTTCTCAGTTCGTATCGATATCGCCAGTAAGGACGAGTTGTATGCACTTACCAAGGCTGCTGGCGTAATGTGTAACGGGCATGGGTTGGAGATATTGGACTTCTTGAAAGAGAAGTGCGATGAGTGCGGGGTTAAGCTGTGACCCGCCATAACAACATTGACCGATTGGATGCGGAGATCGCGGAGCGCGCCCGCTCCAAGCGCTATTTCGATCTGTGCGAAGAGCGCATCGATTACGAGCCACTCATGGATGGCCGCGGCGGCAGTACTTACTTTGCGCTCTCCAAGACTACGCTGGAGATGGCGGCACGCGATGTGGGGCCGTCCTTCGCGTACACGCTGTACGTGCATACGATCCGTTTGCTGCAGGCGCGTAACGTCGTGTTTTCGATCCTGGCGCACACCAAGCAAAATCCATTCGCGCCCTACGTTAACATTGTGGAGTGCCCCGCATTGGATGAGGGTGAGTGGGCATTAGAGGCTAACGATAAACGCGTAGGGAGTTGTCTGACATGATTAGCGTTATTGAAGGGGTGTTCGATCCCCGACCGATACCGGAGGGGCATGAGTGTTTGTACGTACGACGAAAAAGTCTTTTTAACGGGGGGTATAAGGAATACGCTTACGTAGGGCCGGCTGAGGAAGTTCAAGCGCTGGCGGAGCGTTGCTTGAATGTGGACATGGAGAAAGTAGACGAGCTGCTGCGCATTGGCCTGTCATTTGAGGATGCGTTAACGAAGTTAGGTATACCGTGAACGTGTTGGGCTGGCTGTGGTACGCAATAGTGCAGCTCATCATGCTGTTTTTCACGGTACTAGGGTGGGTGCTCCTCATTCCGGTTTGCGTGCGGCAAGCGTGGTTCGTCAGCGCGCTCCCTTCCATCAAAGACGGCAAGCGCACTATCGATCGTTGGCAGTTCGCACCCTTAGGGTGTATTTACGACAACCCCGAAGACGGCGTAAGCGGCCAATATGCGTTGGTGTGGGTGAATGGCGTGACTTCGTTGTATATGCCCCATGCGCCGGCATGGTGGCGGGCGTATTGCTGGTCTGCGTGGCGTAACTCGTGTGATAATTTGAAGTACGTATTTGCATGGCAGAATGGCCCGCAAGCGCTAATTTCGGGGCACAAAATCGGGTGGTGGTTGGAGAACGGTAAAAAGGTGCCTGTTCTATGAGTGACTTAGAAAACCGTGTTTCTGCTCTGGAACGCGAGCTAGCGGAAGCACGCAACGAGGCATCGCTGATTCCGTCAATCCAGCGTAGCTATCTGGAGCTGAGCGCCCGGGTGACCGCGCTGGAGAAAGGTTGGGCACAGCGGCCGGATTCAGTGGTGCTGCACGCAGAATCAGCGCCGCCCTTCGCGCCATTCGGTTCAATCGGAAAGCTAGTGGAGTACGTCGAACGTCTGTTCGATTGCCGGGACGGCGATCATCGCAATGCGCACGCGGTGTACAACCCGGAGCGTGGAGACTACGAATACCGGCCCTACCGTACGTTGGGGCTGCTCGCGCCGGCTACTGTCCCGAATGCGCCAGAGCGATTGCGACAGGCGATGGGCACTTCATTCCACAAACTGTACCTGACGTGCAAGTCGGATCGACCCGTTCTGTATTGGCGCTATGCAGTGCAGGAGCGCATTCAGGAAGACCAGAGTTTCGGTCCAGATATCAACCCTGTGGTTGCGCGTCAATACAAAATCATGACCCGGGTCGCAATCCCTGGAGCGAACTTCTCAGTAGTGGGAAACCTCCTGCAGCCTGATGGCGCTCCCTATGCGACGCTGCAGGGCTAGCCGTGGCGCAACCCCCTGATCGTAGCGTAGGGCTCGCAGAACTTGCCTCGCGAGCGCAGACGGCCCCTCAGGGGCGACGGGCGCGTTCTGACTGCAGGAACCCGGAATGCCAGAACGGGCTCACTCCCGGACTCGTCGCGGCGGGCGGTGGGAGCAAGGCGCAGCCGCTCTTTGGCGCGGGCGGGGTGGGGGCCAAACGTCTCATGCGCTGGGCCTGGGTGAACTGCCTCGCGTGCAACCCGCCCGAGGATGCGAGGAAAGCCGGCGCACACTACAAGCACTTGGGGCTGTCGGACGCGCAGATCGCGCAGCGGGTGCAGTTGGCTAACATCAAAGCGGCGTACCAGCCGCCCACGCAGGAAAGTCTTGGCAAGCTTGCCGGTAACCGACCCTCCGCGCCCAGCGGTTTTGCATCAGCGGGCGCGGATGCTGGCAGGCTTGCCGAGCTGACGAAATCCAACGAAACCCTCACGGCTCGCTTGGATGAGCTACTCAAACAAAATGCGGAGATGTTGAAGAACAATAGCGAGATGTCACAAGCGCTCATGCGCATGACCGTGCAGATCGGTGCGCTGTTGGAAGATAACGCTAAACTGCGCGCAGCTAAGGAGGTGCCAAATGTACTGCCGGCGATGTAAGAATACGGGGACGGTTCAAGAGGCGTACGCAGACTTCGGTACCCCTACGGCTCCTGTAGCACTTGATGGGCTCTGTCAACCGCGGGAGGCACCCATCAAGACCCGTATTGTTGAATGCCCGGATTGTTTAGGTTTCGGCGCAGTAGGTCAGGTGCTTTCACCATGAATGGTAAACAGGCGTGGGCAAGCTTTGCGAAAGCGCAGGGCATCCAGTGGGAAGAGGGTCCGATTGGCCCACGCGATCAGCACGGACAGGAGTACTACACGCTCATCGGGGATGAGCCGCATTTCGAGAATACATTGAAACGTATGGGTTGTGCTTACGTTATCGTGAGAATGTTTCCGCACCCCGCGACCGATAGGAAGTTAGGTAACTTGATTAGAATGCGCTTCAGCAGCTACGCACAAAAGCCCGCGGAGAAAACAACGTGAGCTTCTCACAAACTTTCGCATATTCTCTTGCCCGCGGCGTGGACGTGCTAACTGCGACGGTGTTCACGCACGAGACGGACTGCACTATCTCATCCCTATGCGATGTTGCACTCGACACCAACGGCGAACCCTTTCTGCAAAAGCTAGGGCGCTTGTTGAACAAGATCCAGCCGGCAGTTGCCGCGACTGCGACTACGCCGGCCAGCCCGTACCACACGCGCGAGGCGCGGTTGTCGGATATCGCTAAGGCGCAGAACATCATTCAGTTCTTGACGCCTGTTCCTAAGTAGTGGCCGCGGTTGCTCTTGATATCCGCAACCCGAAAACGTTGCGGGAGAATCTAGCTAAGTTCTCTGTCGACGATTTAGCGCTACTCAATTGGCGCCTGAAATGGAAAGCGACCGCGCGCCGGAAGCAGCTTCCGCCAGACGACAACAAGTGGGACTTTTTCGGTATCAAATCGGGACGCGGCTGGGGTAAGACGCTCTCGTCATCCAATTGGCTAGGGCAGCAAGCGGCGCAAGACCCCGGCTCTTATAACTTCGTAGTATCCCCTACGCATGAGGATGTGATCGGGGTGGACTTCTACGGGCCTACTGGGTTGCACTCAGTCATCCCCAAGCAGTTGATTAAGGACTCCACCAAGTCGCCCCCGGTTATTACGCTGAAAAACGGGGCGATCATCCGCGGGTTTTCCGCAGACACCCCGGAGCGCCTGCGGGGTCCGCAGTGCCATCGGGCGACATGCAATGAAGTGGCAGTATGGCGCTACCCGGAAAAGACATGGGATAACCTGATCTTCGGGCTGCGCTTGGGCGATCACCCGCAGGTGTTTTGGACGGGCACTCCTAAGCCCAAACCGTTCATCAAGATGTTGATGAACCTCAAGCGCTCTCTCACTATTTCCGGTAGCACCTACGAGAATGCGGAGAACCTAACTGACATTTTCTACGAGAACGTCGCCAAGTACGAAGGGACGAAAATCGGTCGTCAGGAGTTGTACGGGGAGCTGATCGACCCGGAGGAAGGCGGCTTCGTCAAGCGCTCCGATATCCGTTTGTGGCCCGCGCGCAAGCCGTTGCCCAAATTTCGTTTTGTGCTGATGTCACTCGACACGGCGTTCACAGAAAAAACCTGGGACAAGAAAGAGCAGACCGGCGACCCCACTGCGTGCACCGTGTGGGGTCTGTTCGAGCACGAACGGCGCGAGCACATCATGCTGTTGGAGGCGTGGGAGGAGTATTTGGGCTTCCCTGAGCTGATCCGGCGCGTGAAGTTTGAGAAGAGTTTCACCTACGGGGATACGAACGAGCCGCTCTTGCGCCCGGCGATCATCTCGCGGGCACAGCGGCCGAAGCACACCGGGCGCCCGATTGACTTGATTTTGGTCGAGGACACCGGCTCCGGGAAGTCGCTCATCCAAATGCTCGCGGTTGAGGGGGTCATCTGCCAGCCCTACCCGACCGACATGGACAAGCTGTCCAAGCTTCATGGCGCCTCGCCCCTCGTCTCTGCAGGGCGCATATGGGTCGTAGAGAGCCTACGGAACCAGGGGCAGCCTCGTGACTGGGCGGATGGGGTCATCACGCAGCTCTGCACCTACGTGGGCGAGGGCTCGCTTACGCACGACGATTTACTCGATACGGCAACGCAGGCTTTGCTTTTCTTTATGCAGCGGTTCAATATTCGCTTGACAGTGCGTGTGGATCCTGCCAAGGCGGTTGCGCAGGCGGCAGAACGTCTCAAGCAGCAACGGCGGAGCAATCCTTATGACGGCTAACGTATGACCTATCGCACCCGAGTTAGATTGATCGAAGCATTTCGCTGGAACGGCCAGCCAGAGGCTGAGTGGCCGCCGTGGGCGACCCCGGAGTTGTTGATGCGGTCGGGTAGCGCACTGCATGCGTATACTCTGAATGGTCCAGTACGCGTTAACTGCGGTGACTGGTGCATTCAAGGGGAGAAGGAAATTTACCCCTGCACTGACGAAGAGTTCCACAAGCGGTACGAGGCGTGGATGGCGCCAATAAAACAGACCGTGACACAGCAGATGACGCGTGAGCCGACTAAAGAGTTAGACGATGGCGCTTGATGACGAAGACAGCTCGCCGTACCCCTCAGACGGTGAGCCGAACGAATCCTCCCCCGGGGTGACGGACACGGATGATGGCGGCGCGATCGTCAAGACTGATGATGACGAAGACGAACCCCCTGCGGATGAGTCGGACTTTTTTCGCAACTTGGTGCCGGAACTGGACCCCTCGCAGCTCTCGCAGTTTACTGCGGAGTTGTTGGAGCGTATCGAGTACGACAAAGAGTCTCGCAAAGGGCGGGATAAGCAGTATGACGAGGGCATCAAACGCACGGGATTAGCCGGCGAGGACGTCAGTGCACCCGCCTTTGACGGGGGCTCCAAAGCCACGCATCCGATGTTGTCCAAAGCGATTCTGTATTACCAGTCACACACGATCGGTGAGTTGATGCCGCCCAATGGTCCGGTGAAGGACTGGATACCGGGTAAGAGCACCCCGGAGCGCGTGGAGAAGGCAGAGCGCAAAACCGCGCACATGAACTGGCAGTTCCGCAAGCAAATGCCGGAATTCCGCTCACAACTGGAAAAGCTGCTCTCGCAGCAGTTGCCCGCAGGCAGCCAGTACATGCGCTTGGTGTACGACTCGGACAAAAAGCGGCCCGTCCCGACGTTCTGGCCCATCGATCAGGTGCTCATCCCGGATGCAGCGGCGGATTTCTACTCGGCCGAACGGCGTACGCTGATTGATACGATTACCCAACATGAGTTGGAATCCCGCATCCGGCAAGGGTACTACGCGAAAACTTCGGTGATTGCAGCATCTCAGGTACCGGAAAGCACGCAGGCGGAGAAGACTACCAACAAGGTGCAGGGCAAGGACACGACCAGTGCGGGTAACCAAGATGGAGTGCGGCGCATTTATGTGGTGGAGGTGCTTGCGGAGCTGGAGGACACAGACCGGTTACGGGTGGCGGGCGATCAGCGTAACGCAGACCCGGATATTGACTCGATTATCTCCCGCGAAGGGGCAAAGCCGTATTTGATCGAGGTAGACCCGCTCGCGCGGGAGATCCTGCGTGCGGTGCGCAATTGGGAGGAATATGACGAGAAGTGCGAAAACTTGTGCTGGCTCGTGGACTTCGAGTGCCTGCCGTGGCGCGGTGCGCAGTCGGTGGGGCTCATTCATTACGCAGGATCGTTGGCCGGCGCCAGCACGGGCTCACTCCGGGCGTTGTTGGATACTGCTCATGTCAACAATCTACCCACCTTGCTACGACTCAAAGGGGCAGCCTCGTCCGGACAGACGTTAAACCTAAACGTCTGTGGCGTGACGGAGATTGAGGGAGCTGCGATCGGCGATCAGGATATCCGCAAGATTCTGATGGCGGTACCCTTTAACCCGCCGTCTACGATGCTGTATCAGCTCTTGGGCTGGTGCACCGAGCAGGGCGAGGCGCTGGTTCGCACCACGTTCGAGAACCTCTCGGAAGACGGCTCGCCCAACATGCCGGTGGGCACGACGTTAGCGTTAATTGAGCAGGGCTTGAAAGTCCTGTCGGCTATTCACATGCGCCTGCACGGGGCGATGGATCGGCTGATCGGTATCCTGCACCGTATCAACCGGATGTATATCACGGATGAGGAAATACTTGATGATACGGGTGAGATGTTGGCCTACCGGGCCGACTATGAGGGTCCTGTTGATGTGGTCCCCGTCTCGGATCCACAGGTATTTTCGGATATCCAGAGATTTGCACAGCTCCAAATTATTCAACAACGTGCTGATCTGCATCCCGAGTTATACGATCCACGTAAAGTGGAGACGCTTATCCTGGAGCGGACCAAGATCCCTAATGCGGTGGATCTTCTCAAGCCGGAGACGCAGGCGCAGGAGCTGAATGCGGTCAACGAGAACGTGGCGATGACACTGGGGCGCCCGGTGATTGCGCAGCCGGAGCAGGACCACTTGGCGCATATCCAGGTGTTGTTGGATTACATGCTCTCCCCGTTTTTTGGGATGCTCTCGATCATTGCGCCGAAGTACATCCCCGCAGCACTCGCGCACTTAGTGGAGCATTTGGCCTACTGGTACATGGCAACGACGGTGGAGCTGGGCTCGAAAGCCGCGACAGACGCTACGGGCAAACCGCAGGATTTGGGTAAGCTCACCGCATTCCAAGATCCTGAGACGTCCAAGCAGATGGATCAGTTGTTGGCGGAAGCGTCCCACCACGTCATGGACACCGCAAAGCAGGTGCTCTCGAAAATACCGCCCGCGATCCAGCAGGCGCAGCAGCTCCTGCAGTCTCTGTCCCCACCCCCGATGCAGGACCCGGGGCAGGCGGCGCTTGCGGTGGCTAAGGAGAACACACAAGGCAAGGTACAAGCGATCCAGGCGAAAGGTCAGCAGGACCAGCAGACTGTACAATCCAAGAATCAGGCGATGCTGCAACAAACAGCGATGGAGCAGCAAGGCGAGGCACAGGACACTGCGGCTAAGATCCAATCGCAGGAGCAGATCAACGCAGCGGACAACACCACGGCGCTTGAGATTTCGGCTGCGAAGATTGAGACTGGTCACTCGACGGACCTGTCCACCGGCACGGGTATTGCGGGCCGCGGAGGGCCTGAGTGATGGCTGTTCCGGAGCTGTTTGATAGAGACTATCTTTGGTAGAACGATTATTAAGGAGTTGACTATGACTGAAGCATGGGAAAAAGAGGCGCCCCCGCCAAAAGACGCGCCACTGCGGACGGACGGGCCGACGCTGGCGGAGTACATCGCAGCCGGCTACAAGGCTGAGAACTACCCGCCGATCGGGTTCGCTGCGAAGCCCGCTGCGAACGCTTCCAGTTTGGAAGATCGCGTCACGGCGCTCGAAAACGTGGTGCATGCGTTGGCCCCCAACGTGACGCATTCAGCGCAGAGCCCTCACGTGGTGACATGGCTGAAGGGGATTGGTGCGCGACTCAAGGGCGATGTGAAGAAAGTCGTATGAACATCGGAGAAGCGGTTACCGCGTTGAAAGCGGGCAAGCGGGTTGCTCGTATTGGGTGGAACGGCAAGGGGATGTGGCTGGCGTATTCCCCTGGAGTGCAGGCTTTGCCCGCCGCTAGCTTTTGGGCACCCCCCAACAAAGACTTCGCCAATGGGCAACCTGGCGGTGTGGCAACTGTGCTCCCCTGTATTACGATGAAAACCGCGACGGGGGAGATCCAAATGGGTTGGCTTGCGAATCAGGCGGATCTGCTTGCGGATGATTGGGGGATTTTATGACCGACGAAGCGACTCGCAACCAACCCAAACCGCTGTCTTACGAGCAGCAGTTGCAGCTTACGGAGCTGAAGAGCTTGGAGGAGGATTTCATCCTAGCCTGCCGCAAGATCGGGCAGAGCCG